GCTGCCATTTATTTTTTTAGGTCTACTTTTTATTTATATGCCAACTGAACCTAAAGAACTAATAACCTCTTGCTGTCTTAAATATAATTTGCAGTATAATTTTGAAAATTTTTTAAGTTCGTCAAAATCTAAACTATCGATACATCTAACATGTTTTTCATATTCAAATAATTTATCTATTGATTCTAATTTTATTTCATTTGGATCCATTGATAATCTCCTTCAATAGTAGTTTAATTTCTTCAATATCTTTCTTCATTTCATCTAATTCTCTTTTTTGAGAATTTCTATTATTTAAACTATTAACATATTGATTATAAGATACATTATCACAATTAACAATTGCACCAGACTCTTCATCCCTGTATAAATTTGGGTGTCCTTTTACTGGTATCATCATCTGATCGCAATACTCCTTAAGTCTTTGAATCTTGGTGGATATGCTTGATTTGTAGATGACATTACAATTTTTATTGTGTATCCACTAAACTCTCCAAGATTATTGGCAGAAAATTCATATTCTAAAAATTGATTTTCTCCACTTGGAGGTACAAACACATCGGGTAATCCATCATTATTTGCAGGATCTATGACATCTAAGTATCCATCATTGTTATTGTCTATGGTTAAATTATTGTATCCTGGGAATAACTCAAATGCTTGGGCAACTTCACTAGAATCTTGTCTAATTAAACTATACAATACCCTAAAGTCTGCAGAAGAATGTCTGTATGCAGATATTATAACTTTGAGTGATGTTGCAGGTTGAGATAGTCTAACTTCATTTGAAACATAAACAGATACATGTGGATCATCAAAGAATGAATTAACTCTATTATCTATAGAATAATTAGATATTGGTGAATTAATTCTATTACTATGAAAATCTGTAAAACAATTATCTAAGAATATTTGAGGAGAAAGATACTTATTTCTTGTCTGTAAAGTAATTGCTGTAGTAAATGATTTATTTCTTGGTAATGCGGTTAAATACGTATCTTCGTTTACTTTGGAGCAAACGATTCTAGTAGACGATAACTCATTAATAGAATTTAATTGTATGTCTTCATAACCCAAGTCATTGAATGATACTTCATTTCCAGAAACACTTGTTCCACTTACACTCCTAATTTTAGCAGACACTGTTGTTGCATCTGTTGGTGATATAATTCTATAGAATGGTATAATTGCATCATATTGAATATTTTCTGTGGCGAATACATTTTTTCCTCCAGCATTTAATTCATTTGTGAAAGAAAGTTGGGAATATCCTGTAGGAGAATTGTCAGAACTTCTATTTACTCCATTTGAAGTTCTATCAATTTCAATATAATAACTATCAATATCCAATCCAAAGTCACTAATGTCATGGGTTGTATTAATTCTTCTTAAAGAAATACCATCAAATTCATATTTGTAAATTTGTATATTATTGCTATGAGGAATTGCAAGTGTTGATAATTGTCCTCTTGATATTGTCTCTAAAGTTCCTGTTCCTACAGATTCATATCTAATAATTTCGTTTTCTACAATTGCATATCCAGGGTTTGTACCATTAACTTCTTTCCCCTCAAAAGTGACAAAATTTGCAGTACTTGCAACTGAAATTGAAGTAGAGGATGCAGTTATTGATTGTGATAATGTGGTTGGAGTAATATTCGGTAAAACACCAGAAATAGATACTTTGTTATTTGGTGCATACATTCCATGGTTAAAATGATCAACTCTAACAAAGTTTCCACTATATAAGGATCCAATAGGAGTAGAACTTCTAATGTAAGTGGAACCCATGGTAACAGGGTTATTAGAATTATCATAATAAACTAAGTTTGCAGTTCCATCAGTAGTAAATGATTCTGCTTGTACGTTTCCAAGATATAAAGTATCAATGCCATTATTATTTCCGGTAATTGTTATTCTAGCTTCTCTTCCACTATTACTAGAAACTGAAGAAGTTACAATACCAACAATATCTCCAACTGCATAACCATTTCCAGGACTTACAATTGTTACACTTGTAATAATTCCTGCGGTTGCAGAAATATTTAAAGTAAGACCAGACCCATTACCAATTACATTAAATGTAGATACACTAGTATCTGTTACATAATTAAATCCACCTGTAGTTACACCAACAGAAGATACTGAACATCCTGTTCCAAATATGTACCCATAATTATAAGTTTTTACGCTTTCACTTATTTTTCTTCCCGTTGTTAAAATTCCAATAGTGTTTGCATCTGTAGTTGTAGTAATTCCTACGCGCAACAGTCTTGGAAGTGCAGTTAACGGATTGTTTTGAAGATTTTTAACGTATTTGTTACTTTGACTAAGTGTTGGATTGAAGAAATAAACAGTTGATGGTGTATTAGTTATAAAGTTTGCACGATATAAAGTAAACTTCATATCCTGATATTGATTGGCAGTCCATATAGATCCATTTTGAGATTTAAATAAACTTCCAAGAGCAAATTGTTGACTGTATATAACAGAATTTGCATCAGGTAATCTTGCAGATTGAATTGTTTTTTTGCCCATTTCTGCAATAAAAACTTCATATTCAACACTTTCTGGAGCAAGAAGAACAATTGCATATTCTAATCCAGGAGCAAGATAAATTGGATAATCAAATGTTACTTTTGTTACTGCAGAAGCATCATCTGATATATTAATTTGATTTGGTCTAAGAGTAACCGAATTTCCAATTACAGTTCTTGTTGGAGTTCCAAGTTCTACAGTTCTTACCTGAACTGTTAATGGATTATTTGCAGTATCTTTTTTGTAAAAATATAAATCAACATCAGTCAAATAAATACCATCTTCATCATCATTTTGAGTACCACTTCCACCTACGCTAAATGATTGCGCTAAAGGATCATAAAACTCTGTTGTCACATTTGTTATAGTTGTAGTTGTTGTTCTAGTTGTGCTTACTGTAGAAGTATTAGTAACTGTAGTCTCATATAGTTCAAGAGTACCTGCAGACACATAATTAGTTTCTGCACTTGATATAGTTGTACTTCCTGCAACTGCAGTTTCATTTGTAGAACTAGATGTAACTTTATAAGTCTTAGTACCGGTATTAATTCTTACATCAGGAGCGGGTGAAGTATTTGGATCTCTAATAAAGAAAGATCCTATTAAGTCTCCAAAATTATCAGATATTAATCTTAAATCTTTTACATATGCTATAGCTCCACTTGTCTGTCCAACAAGTCTTGCTCCTTTAGTTAAATATCCAGAATAAAGTCCTTGTGCCTCTTCAGATAGGGAATAAGTATCTATATTCAACACTTTAGATGATGCACTATATGCAGTTGCTAGAGACTCCGTTTTAATATATGGGTTTACATCAAATGTAGTTGATGGAGATTGATAGTTTCCAAACTTATGATTTGGTGTAGCAACTCTAAATTGTATGATTGGAGTGTATAATCCAGATGATGATGGAACCCATCCAGTAACTGTTTCTCCTACTAAAAATGCTGAGGATGCTCCATAATTTTGTAAAGTTGAATCGGTAGCAATTTCAATAAGTTTTGGTACAAAATCTACTGAACCATTTCCATCTAAAAACTGATAATATCTTGTATATGGTTTTAGATTAGAAATAGAAAATTCAGTATTTCTAGATCTCATGTACTCTTCTGGGCGCGATTCAACCAAATTAGTAACACTTGACGTAGTGGTTACTGTATTAGTTGTATCGGAAACACTTTGCTCTGCAGAAGAAGATCTATCAATTTGACCTCTTCTACGTCTATTAATAATTCTTACGTTTACATTTTCAACTTCAACCCTATCCCTTTCAATTAAAACAAAATCAGTTATTGATATTGTTTTATTGGGCAATTGTATGGTTCTCACCCAGTTATCTCTTTCTGGGGATAATTTTACCGTTCCATTATATGTTACTACATGGAATGGATTTACATTTTCTACTTGAGTCGCTAGAGGCTGTGAAATCCATTTTTCTGGAGTATATTTAAGAGTAACAGTTGGTCCAGTTTTCTTTACATTAGAATCTAGCAAATCATAATTTGTAGATAAATCTACATTTTCATCAGATATGTTTTCTGCAGGAGCAAGATAATTTCTAAGACTATTTCTAGAAATAATCGGTCTCATTTCTTGAGAATCGGAATCAATTTCAATAGATGAAAAGGACTTATCTATTCTTAAGTCATCTTTAAAATCATCTACAAAGAATCCAGTTTTAAATCTATTAAAACCTTGAGAATCTTGTACTTGTAAAGTTTGCGTACTTAACTCTAAAAGTGATAGTGAAGTTACTCTCTCAAGATTTTTAACTCTATTTTCAATTAGTCCAATATCTCTCATAGTATATCTTCTATTATCTACAAGAGATAATGATGCATTTTTTACATTATACAAATATGGGGGCAGGGTAATTGTTGCCAATTCCATTAAATCATCTAACTTTAATGGAGATTTTGGATTTTGTGAGGATAGACCTTCTAAGTAAATAAAATCACCATTTTTACTTAAATATATTTTATCAACTCTTCCCAAATAGTAATCATATCCAATGATGGTACTTTCATTTGGAGTTAAATTTAGTTTAATGGATGAACTAAAATTTCTATTAATAAAATCAAAGGGTGAAGAAGTATTTGTGGTAAATACTGGTACTTTTGGTCTAAAATCTAGCGTGTCTGATGCTCTAACTTTATCAGATCCAATCAAAGGCATATCAGACTCAAATTGATCTTTATTATAACTTGCTACAGTATACACATCTCCATTGTCAGTTGAAGGTACACTATAATAATCAAATACAATTAAAAGTCTCTTTGAAGGTTCAGTTTCTCCCCTATTTCTTATTAATTTGGAATAGTCATAATATTGTTCTTTTTGACCCTTATCTAAAATAAATTTATTAGTAATATCGTTGTAATTTCCAGGAGTTATAAAATCTATTTCCCCAGTAATGTTTGATTCTTTAAAAGTTACAATTTCAGTGTCAGCAAATCTATTTGAATTTAAATAAACAATTCCAACACTATTAGTAGACTTTGATACAACTCTAGCTACACAACCACTTTCAGAACCTATTATATTTTCACCAATAATAGCATTTATACCAATATTCAAAATAGAACTAAATGATAAACTATCCAATGTTGGATTTGATGTATCTAAAGATTCATATACAGACAATACTCTAGAAACATCTGGATAATTGAGAGAAATTTCTTCATCTTGAACTCTCAGACCATAGTATTGATTGTACTGCAATCCATCATTAATAGAAGTACTAAGTCCAGTGCCAGACTCTGGATACTTAGAGTAAATTACATTTAAAGTATTACTACGATTATATTGCTTTTGCTTACTTTGTACACCATTTTTAATAAAAGTTGCATTAATTGAAGATGTTGTTTTTCCAGAAGTAAGATTTGATAAAACTACTTGATTATTAGATAAAGAGAACTGATCTGATGTTAAAGTTTGTGTTGTTCCATCAGTATAATGTACCGAATAACGCTCCTCGTCAAAAGGTACAAATAATGCAGTTGATAATCCAGAAGGTAATGAAAAATCTGTTACTGAAAGAACTATTGGACTATTTGAAGACTTAGAACTAGTGGATTGTGCGCTAAAAGTTAAAACAGAATCATTTAAATCTACTTGAGATACATTTGAATTTGGTAACTTTGCATATAAGTATCCCTTATCAGAATTTCTAATTTTTGGTATTCCGAGACTGAATGAAAGATTTGTTGCAACACCTACTGATCCATCACAAACACCACTAACTGTATCAATTCCCGAAACAACCATTGAAGTTCCAGTAGAACTTACACTGGAAACTATATTAAAAGTTTCACTAGATTTTCCAGGTGCTTGGTATCTTATGATTGATCCTGGTTTTATTGTATTGAAAACTTTTCCTGGAGATGTTACTACTCCACCTGCAGAAATACTAATAGTATCGGAGGCATTGAATCCAATAGGAAGTTGTTTATCTAATACAGAATCTCCTATAAAGGAAGTAGAAAATCCCGATACTGATGTTGATTGATAAACTTGCTTAATATCTTCAGTTCCATATACAGTAATTTCTGAAATAGATCTGGGATATATTTCCAACCCATTAATTATTATTTGCTCACCTCTAATAAAAGTACCAGATGTTTGTCTTAGTTTAATCGTTGTTGTATTATTTCCTGCTTCAGATGTATATCCAGATGCACCACTACTTTTTCCTTTGACATAAGATGAGAGTGGTAATTGCTGTGCAGATAAATTTTGATTTAGAACTAAGGTTGTATAAGTTTGTACATCATAAAGATAGAAATCCCAATTTGTTGTTGTTCCAGAGTAAGCAGCATCAGTTAATCTAAAGTTATAAACTTTAGCATCTCCAATTTTTGTAATAGAACTAGGATTGCCAGAAGAACTCCTTCTTACGGAGTGAAGTTCTACAGATTCATTTTGCTTGGGGGAACCTGTTATGTTATTAATTCTTAATAAATTTCCCATTTCAAAGGGAACATTTACATTTTCTACATTTTGTGTTTCTCTTGGTTTTTTTACATCTAAAATTGTAGTTGTGGTTTTTTCAATATCATAACCCCTTACATATGCTTTTCCTGGAGATAATTTTACACACATTAAATCATTAGATGGTGTATTTCCAGATTCTGTTTTTTGATTATCAAAAAATACACCATCATTCCCAAGTCTATCATTTAAGGAATTATGTAGAGAAATCTTAAATGGTTCTACTGAATAATTTCCAGACTCATCAAAAGTTCTTTGCGCTAAGTAGTCTCTTATTAAAGAATATTGTGTTTTAGTGTTAATCTTTTTAATTTGTCCATTTTCAATTCTAAGTAACTCAATAAAATCAGTATCACTATCTACACTATCAATTGTTTTTTTAGTAAGTGATAAATCTATTTTAAATCTATCCGCTCCGGGAGCAGCATAATTTGTAAAACCTTTAGCATTATCATATAAAGAAGAATCTTCTTTAGCAGATATAATTTCTTCAGATATCTTTAGTCCAACTCTATATGATGGTGTATTTGTATAATAATCTAAGATAATAGTTTGCTTTGATACTCTTGCAAATGTCCCTCTTACAAAATATATTCCATCATCAATAGATGCAGCAGATCCCGTAGACGTTGCCTCTGTTGATATTAAAGATCCAAATGGTGTTCCTGCAAAAATAGTAGTATTTCCATATACAATACTTTCATTACATACTAGTGATTCCCCATCTTGAAATGGATTAATCTTGAAATCATTATCAGAATCAATATATTTTACATATAAAGTAACATAATCTAAATTATTAGTTGAATTTGGTATTTCAACTTTTTGAACAAAAGCTGTAATTCCAGAAATCTGCCCCTCAATTAATTTACCAATATATTGTTGTATGTATGAAGATACACTAACACCAAAAGAAGTTGAATTTAATTTAACTGCGAAAAAATTAGGATCATACGTAATATTTCCTGGAATTACTACAGATCCCTCTTTAAATAAATGACTGCCAAATGATTCAATTTGGTTTTGTAAAATTGATTGAATATTATTTAATTCTCTTGCCTGTACTGGTTTTCCCGGATTAAAAAGAACTTTATAAAAATTCTTTTCAGCATCAAAATCATCAAAATAAGGACTTACATTTAGATTTGTCTTTTGTGCCATTTCTTAAAATTCCAGGATAATTTTAATGTCTTCTTTTTGTCTGATGTTGCGAGAAACGAGAGGTCTATTGTCAATATAAATTATATCTCCCGTCTTTTTATTTATCTCAGGATTTGATAATCCATTAGTAAAAGAAACTCCCAAGTTTATAATTGCACCATTTACAGTTGTAGTAATTCCTGTTAGAGATGAAATTTTAGTTCCATTAAATCCACTATTTTCACCAACAACATTACCTCCAGAACTACTAAAATTGATATTGGAATTTGCTTGAGTTGATACTCCCACATAGTCAGTTTGATCGTGAGTTGAACCGTAATATAAAGATCTATCTCTAAAATATTTTAATACTTTTGTATCAGAATCATATGATGCTACATATCCAACTGCAATTCCATCAGAAACTGTTTGTGTAATTTTTTCACCAATTGTTGGAGGAATACTATTCACAGTATCAAATTTAATACCATAGAGACCTGAGAACTGAGAATCACTAAAAACTTCAGTTGATATAAATTTTGTCGGATTTTTCAATATTCCAATCTGACAAAACTTAGTATTGATTGGAAAATCTCTGGAAGAATCATCAAATCTACTATAGATCATTACCCTATCGGCACCTAATTCTTTATATAAGTCATATCCATGACCTCTGGAGGGTGGGATTATTGGAATGAGTCTTGCTGGGTTTGAAATATTTCCACCAGGTTGTAGCGCCCCCAGATCAACTATCCCGTAGGTATATCCACTACCACCAGAAGTAACTGTTGTATTAATAATTTCCCCGTTTGTATTTACTTCTACGAAAACTCTACCTCCAGATCCATTTCCTAAAATATCTACCTCTCCAGAAGAATAATTTCTTCCTGGATTGTCAATATAAACTGTTTTAATTTGATTATCATTTATTGTAGAGTCTCCATTTTCTCTTACAGAAACAATTTGAGAATCGGTAGAAGTACTCCAATTATTAGGGAGAGTAATATATTCTGTAGAATCAAATTTTACAATATCTCCAGGAGAAACAGTAAATAAGTACTTCCAAATGTATCCATCTTCACCAGTACCTGCCACTGATGGTTCTAAATCAGTAAATGTTGGTTCATATAAAGACTGATTTCCTGTTGTATTAATTCCACTAGAACCATTTTCAATACAAATATAAACTTTATAGTCACTATTCATTGCATAATATTCTGAATCATATAGTCTAGCTCTTTTTGCTATTGGACTAAGATTTGTAATACTGTAATCATGTCTATACATGTCATATTTTTTTCCTCTAACCCAGTCAACTCTTTTTATAACTCTTCTTACATTTGATGATGTAACTTTTTTTCCAAAAAGAAGAGTATCTTCATATTGGGTCAAATAGTCTAGATTGTCAACGGGATTTGGAACAATACCATTTGTTACTCCACTGCCACCATCCCAATTTACATCTCTAGCAAATCCAGTATATCTGTTTGGATTAGTTAACCCAACCCAAACATAATATGAATCATTATCTACTGATTGAATAAAATTAGTAGCATTTAAAATTCTAAATTGATCTGTTACAAGTGCAGACATTTATATTGCTGTTTTTTTTTATATTTATATGAGGTTATGACAACTTATCTTTAATAAGAGATCCCGTGTCTCTTAATCCATATCCTCTTCTTTGTATAATCGGATATGTTGAAAGACCAGCACTATATCCTTCACTACTTATACCCAGACTTGACATATATCCAGTGACAGCAATTGAAATTGGTGATGAAGATCTGGTAAATCCAGACAATCTACCCCAACTCATTCTCCCTACAGGATAATTAAGAGTTCCTGTAGTTGCAATTCCAACAATAGATGTGTCTGAAGCAACATTGCAAGTTATAATACCTGTTGTTGAATTAAATGCATGAATTTTATATACATTATTTAATTTTGATGTACTAATAGCAACAATATCAAAATCTGAAGAATCAATTGATGTCACTCCATTTCCTACAGTAGTATTGGAAATATAAACGGGATACCCAACTTGAAGATTTGAAAAATCTAATGGATTGAGAGGATTTGAAATATTTCTTATTGTAAATTGTATTGCTAAAGAACTTCCAATTCCATTTGCAGTTTCAATTCCTATAACTGAGGCATTAAATCCCTCAACATCCGAAATTCCAGTTACAACTTCAAATTGTGTAGAGAAATCAGTAGTTGCTATTCCAACATTTGTATTCTTAAAGATGACCCCACTAAAATTAATTGGAGACTCATTTTCATAATTGAACAATGAAGAGTCATCAACAAATATTTCAGTGTCAGTAGAATCTAAATCACCTATAATATTTGCGGTAGGATAAATTTGAGATTCGATAGAATCTCTAGACTTAGAAACAATATCTCCATTAATTAGTAAATCAACTTTTTGTTTTGTCCAGTATAATGGTTTTTCATTGGCAGTATCAATACCTTGAGAAGTATATAAATTAGTTTCAACTTTATCAGATCCAGCAATATCATAAATTACTCTTTTATTTTGAGTAATAGTATTGCTAATATTATTATTACTGAATATCTGTACAGTATCTCCTACTTTTATGGTTTCTATGGTATTTTTTTGAATACTATCTACATCTCTAGTTCCTCTATAGAAGAATATTGAAATATCATCTTCTGGTTTTGGGGGTACTGTAAATACGAATGATGTACCACCATTGAACTGATAAGAACTTCCTGGTTCCTGTAATATACCATTTACAAAAATTAAAAGAACATTATTCAAGTCTATTAATTGTGAATCAATTTGATCTTCATCAACTTCAAAACTTAGTAACTCGGAATTATAGAATAGTGGGAATCTAGTTCTTGTTCCATTTTGATAATTTTTTATGGAATCAATATAGTCCAATTCTCCAAACTGCCAAGCGGCAAATGAATCTGTAAATGTATCAAGAACCGTTAATTCAAATTCACTGATTGGTGATCCTAATCTAGCATCAGTAACTAATCCTACAGGTTTAAATATATCACCTCTTCTAAATCCATAACCATTTCTTGTAATTTTGAAATCTGTCACTTCAAAATAAGTAGATCCTATTCCAGTAGTGGAACTTGCACCAACTTTAACATTTAATAACAATCCAACTCCAGTATCTGTTGTTGCACCTATCCCTAAACGAGACACGCCAATAACTGGTAAATTTTCATAAGATGGAGAAGAAACATTAATCGTTGGATTAGAATATCCACTACCTCCTCCAACCACTGTGAAGGATAAAACTCCTCCCATACCTACATTTGCAGTAATTGTTGCTGCAGAACCAGTATGCCCCGATTCTGTAACTGCCACAGATACATTTCCTCTATATCCAGATCCAAGAATATCTTGAGTACCTAATCCAACGGAAATAATTGTTCCTCCAGCACCAATAACAGCAGTAACTGAAGCACCAACTAAAGGAGCATATCCTAATCCAGAAGTAGATCCTAATGAAATAATTATACCACCACGAGGTAATTGATTCATGTTCACATCATATTGTGAAGTATATAAAGAAGAATCAGATCTAATCCCACTAAATGTAATATTTGTTGTTCCTGATAAATTATTTTCTGCAATAGAATAATTATTTCCAGAATTGTTTAAAGTGGTTGGTGATTGGAAAATGCTATTAATAAAGACAATTCCATTTCCACCACTAGTACCTAACCCAACAGTATTAATTCCCTGTGAAGTTAGAATAAAAGTTTGACCTATTCCTGTAAATTGATCAGAAATATCATCATATATTTGATTTGAAGTGTAATCTTGTCTTAAAAATACTCTACCTGTAAATGTTGCTCTTTCTCTTGGAAGAGCATTTTCATCAGGGCCTACTAAATCTAGTTGGTTTCCTCTTGGTGGTTGTGTAAAATAAATTTTATTTCCAGAAATATTATAAGATCCTCTATAAACTCTAGTATTTGTGCTATCTGTATGTACTCCCACAGAAGATCCTACGAATCCTCTAGTAACTTCCACTAAAGGAACATTTCCAGTAAAAGTAATTGGACCTATATTTGTAGTTCCTAAACCGACATTTTCAACTCTTACATATTCATCATCTATTTTCAATAAATCTGTGGGATTAATTGAACTAATTCCACTTAGTGCAAAAATTGTTGATGCAGTTCCAATTTGACCACCATTACCTAATAAAGTATGACTTACATAAGAATAAGAAATTGGGTACTGAGCAAGATTATTGATTGTAATTAAAGATTTTTCATTTTTCTTAAACATCTCTAATTCATGAGCATTACCCAGACCCACAGAAGTAAATGTTACTCCAATTCCTTGTTCCGCATATTCTTTTTTAGTAGCAATTCTAATGGTATCTTTGGTTTCTCTGATTGCATAAATTACTTCAGGTAATACTGTAGTAACTACTCCAACATAATTTTCAGTAGCACCAATTCCTATTGCAGATGTTCCGATACCAATAAAAGTTGATTTTGGTCTATAAATTAATTGTTCACCAGTGTTAAAAAAGTGATTGGGGATGGTACATATACCAGTTGCAAAATTTAGAGAATTTGATGGATCAAATATCTTCATGAATATTGGGTTTCCATTGTAATTAGTCTCAAAATCTAATTTATTAATTAGTGGTGAATTGACTCCAAAATATTGTGCTATTTTTACAGATTGTGTAATTGGAGAATACACTAAATCTGGTGGGATATTAACAACATCTAAGTCTCTGTAAAAACACTCATTAAACGATATTATTTCTATATTTCCAGAAATAGAAGCATCTGGATAAAAACTAAGTATAATATTATTAGAATCAACGCTTGCTTCAAAAGTTCCTATTCCACTTGTACTTCCAATTGATAGGAATGGATATTGTAAAGTATAAACATCATTTCCATCATACATTGTCATTATTTGATGTAATGCACTAGTTTCACCTAATGCAACCCTTATTGTTGATTTAACTGATGTAAATAAAGACTTATCTAAAATAATTACACTTGTAGAACCAGAAGAAACATTATTGAAATTGGATTCAAAAACTACTGTTCTTTCATTTGTGTTTGTTTGCCCTGGAAGTTTAAATCTATAAAAGTCTCCTCCCAATGCAGTAGTTCCAAATCCTACTGTTTTAGTCCTTACGATTATATTTTCAGATTCTGTATTTGTGTAATTTAATGATAATAATCCTCCAGATAGTGACGCTCCAAATGATCCTATAGAACCATAACTCTCACCTTCTTCATTATTGAAATAATATTCTGTAATGTAGGTATCTGAACCATCATGAGATACATAAATTTCAACATAGTTCATAAGAGAACTATCATTATTCAAAACATGAATATTTGAATAAATTGATGAATATTTTGCAGAATCCAACTGAATAATAGATGTTGTTACGCCACTAGAAACAATTCTATTTTGAGATATTAAGTCAATGCAATTTAAACTTAATGTTGATCCAATTCCTGATTTACTTGTAAAGGTATCTTGCAATACTTTAATATCAAAACTAGAATTAAAAGGATCTTCTGGTTCAAATCTCAGATAGAAAATGCCATCTTCGTCTACATGTCCTGCAATATTTGCAAGTAAAGAATTAGAGTCAAAAGTTGTTGATCCATAACTTATAGTTCCAGTGGTTATTTCTCCCTTGTATAGGGTAAAAATATCTTGATCATCATTAATTGTAACTACTTCGCTAAACTGAGTTTCATTATTTAAAGTATTTTTTACCTGTACTAAAAATTTATTATATTGATTTGAACTTACTATTGGTAAAATATTAGACACATTTGTTCTTTCATCATCATAGCTAGAAAATTCAGAACTAATATCATCAATTTTTAATACTTGATTTGTTTTGCACAATACATAATCGGATAAACGAACATTATCAAATTTAATAAATTTAGATCTATCATTTACAGTATCTACATCAACTACAAGGTCAAAATTATTAATAGTATCAACTCTATTATCCTCAATAAACATACTAATGAGTGATACAGTTGATTCTGTAGTTCCTATTCCAGATTGGACATTTTGTTTTAATTCAGTATCTGAGAAGTTTTTAGTACCACTAGTATGTAATAAATTATTTACAGGTGTTACTATTTCTTCCCAAGTTTTAGTACTTTTTACTGTATAAGAAAGATTTTGATAATAATCATTATCTGGTATTACTTGAGAATCATCATTTAATTTTCCAGTTTGGTCACTCCATCCAAAATTTTGAAGATTGAAATAATCAATATTGTAAATTCCTTCAGTGGTCTTAACTACATCAACAGTCGCTTCACTAAATGATTGTAGTCCTCTTATTCTCTCATTTGATGAAAGTGTGTAACTTCCTGTTACTCTTATTATATTTTCATCACAATTTGTAACAATTAAGTCTCTAGTTATAAATCCTAATCCATTATCAGATGATAAAGTTTCACCTACTAAAAATGGTAAAAACTTTTGAGTAACTTCAAATTCAGGATAATTTTTATAGTTTGTAATAGATGCATAGGATTCCTGAATAGTTTTTGCAATTCCAGGATTAGTTGTTAAACCAGAAACACTAAATTCCAACTTATCAGGATTTAATGCGAAGTAGTTTGTTACTGTAAAGAATCTATAACCATAATCTGAAGAATTAAATCCATCCCCAGAAGAATTTGTTTTTTCAATTCCTTCTACAAATATTCTATCTCCAACTGCAAAGGGAGATGATGTAAATCCTGCAATAGGTGTAGTTAAAATACACGTAACTATACCAGAAGAAGATGACTCTACTCTACTTATTGATATTGAGTTAGAATTATTAATCGCTCTAATTGTTGCTGGTTTAATTGGAAGACCCTTAGGTTCTACTTCAATTTTTACTTCACCAATTGAAGATCCAGTTAAATTTGCCTTTAATAATCCAGATTGAATTAATTCTCCAGTATCAGAATCTACTAATACTAAATCTGGTTCAGAAGTATAATCTTGTCCACCATTTAAAATAGTTATACTTTCAATTGTATTTGAAGATGAAATATAAACTGATTGTGGGATGGTTGCAGTTGGTCTCAGAGTTTTATCTGAAGCATACTCAAATCCTTCATTTATAATTCTGCTTTGTGTAATTTTTCCAATGCTTTTCGAAGATGGAATAATAAACCCACCTGCACCATTTTTGGAATTAGATCCAGTAAAACGAGGAAGTGACTTATATCCATATCCACCAGAAATAAGGTTTACTTTACTAATACCACCTGCTGCAGAATTGGAAATTGTAGAATATTTTATAGTATCACAGTCATCTTTTTGATAAGAAAGTTTTTCTGGTGTTTTCTTTAAAGAAATTGTAAAAGATGTATTTGCTACACCAATAACATCATAAATTCCATTATATTCACTATCAACAAATAATATCTCAGAATAATTAACAACATCCGAATCTGCTGTACTAATATATCCAGATTTTTCTAAACTATAATAAAGTTTTTCTGGAACAGAGTTTGTATAGTCAAAAGTTATAGAAGAATTTGTAAATCCAGCAGTGCCAATTCCTAAAATTGAAAGTGATTCTGTAGTTGCAACAGAAACAAATTCTTTACTAAAATCTTGATCATAGTAAATTTTTAATTTGTATCCTAGTAAAGAAGAATCAGATAAGTCAAATACAAGATTATTATTTTTAATGACTTGAATTTGTGGATTGACTAAACTAATACTTTGTGTTCCAATACCAGTACTTAATATATCAACAGAAGTTGGTGGATTTAAAACAGAATCTAAGTAAGTTTCACATAATTTTATATTATTATCATCTATTCTATAAACATAATATTTTCCCGTTGATATTCCTGTTGGTATAGAGTTTGCTTCATATAAAACTTTATCTCCGGTTTTAAGTCCGTGAGAATTTATCTGAATTTGATTAGTTACTGTATTAATTCCAGAGGAGTTAAAACCAATTGGGTTAATAATTAAACTATTTGTTAAAGAATTAAGTTTAACCTTAATTGATGTTGATGTCCCAATCCCAACAGATAAGTCTGGTTTTAGAACTAAAGATACTTTATCACCAATTGATAAATTATGAGATGTAGATACAGAAACTATGGAATTTATTTTATTCACATCAGCATTAACTTGACTGAAATTAGATTCAATTGAATATTGATAGTTGTTATTTGCAGAAGACCAACTAATATTTCTAAAGAATAATCCTCCAGTATTTGTTGTTAATCCAACATTAGTTACTATACCAATGTAATCCTTAGACTTATTGATTACATATAATGTTTGAAAATTTCCACCTAAAATATTAAAAGAACTACTTGTAGGGGTATTTGAAACTGCGATAGGATCAGCACCACTAGGTTTTCTAAAAATTACTTCCTGACCTGTATTAAATGGATGATTTGGTACAAAAATACTTTGAGTTGGAATAAAAGTATTATATGTTGTAATTCCAATATTATAATTTACATTTATACCCGTTCCAGTTGTTGTTCCAATTCCAACAGATTTTGTTGGATTATAGTAAACTTTATCATTTACCTTTGACTCAAAGTACTCTGTAGACTTATTTACAGTAAACGAGTTTGGAAGGAAATATACAGGTGTTGTTTGTGTATGTATTCCTCCACTAGTATTTCTACTTGCTCTTACAACACCAAAGTTATTGTAGATATTAAGAACTGAGAAAATTTCATTATCAATTTTAAAACTACTTCCAATAGAAATATTTCCTGGAATAGATGTCAGGTAAATATCTGTAACTATTCCTGTAGAAGCATATGCAGGTATTTCTTTATCTAATATTGTAGAATAAGTTGTTAATCCTACCTTGTAAGAACCATTTAAATTGGATACCTGAGTAGATAGTCCAGATATATTAATATTGTCATTGTTTAAAAATTCATGATATGGTAAAACATTGACATTAATAGTATTTTCATCTACCCAAGTAATCAAAGAATCATTAAAAGATTGAATGGTTGTGTTAATTTGATTGATTTGTTTTCCTGTTATTTCTGAAACTTTTGCAAATATTCCACCACCTTCACCACTATCATCAAAATTAATTTCATCACCTACTTTATAGTCTGTTCCAGAACTTACTATTTCTAAATCAGAAACGCTTCCTAAAGAAACTGATTCAATTAAAGTTTTTTGCTCAATGATTTCATTTGATTCTACAATAAAATCATTATCAGCGTATTCTTCGTTTACTTTATATGGAAAAGTATTTCTAATTAAAGATGACCCATTAAAGTCAAAAGTTTGATCTAATTCTATATTTTCTTCAATATATGGAGATCTATATTCATTTCCAATAAAGTACGGAAACTTTCCGACGACATCTCCGTTAACATTATTTTGAACAGTTGCAAAGTATGCATATATTCCTTCTGGAAATTCTGGAGTTTTGCAAAATCTTCCATTATATTGATCTAAGTCACCACTATTTGTAAACTTGTAATCCTCAACAAAATATCCAAGTGGAAAACTTTCGGTAGATGGTCTATTTTCAATATCAGTTATTGAATAACCCGGCTCTAATTTTTTAACTAATCTAGTATCATTGGGATCAGAATATCCATACGATCCATAAATTGGATTTCCATCATAAGACCAACCAATGATATTAGAGTGAATTGTATTTCCTCCATTATCTTTAATATTATTTTTCAATCTTTCAGAATATCCAATAACTGCATACTCTAGATTATTTTCTGTTTCAATTAGTACTTCTGTAGCAGGATCTCTGTAGTTTGCTTTTTGTATTCCATACTTATATGAATTATTGAGAGTCAATGATCTAACACTAGACTCAAATACTGCATTTTTTCCTGCCGATACAGCAAGAATTATAGTATCTGTACTGCTATATCCAGCACCAGGATTTACAACAATAACATCTACAATTTTATTATTTGAAACTACGGGTCTTAGATTTGCTCCTACACCACTACCCAACACTACTAAGTCTGGTGTAGAGTAATAATCTTGTCCACCATACAGAACTGTAACATCAGCAATTCTACCATTCTGAATTAATGGTTTGAATTGCGATTCTTTCCCATTCTTTACAATGATTTGAGGTCTTTGGTGAGTATTTAAAATGAGAGATCCATAGTTAGATCCTTTCTCATAAACATAGAGTTGATCTATTTTTCCTCTAATTATTGGAGTTGCTACAATAGAACCTCTGACTTGTGTACTTCCTAGTCCTACCGAAGTGTATTCTACGGACAAAGAAATATTGGGATAACTAAAAATTTGATATCCAGATCCACTCGTCGAAAACTTTACGTAATTTTTTCTTTGATAATTTGATAAAATGTTACCACCAATACCAGCATCACAAAGTCTGAATTTATTTGAATCTACTTTTAATATTTGATATTTGTTTAAAGTAGATAGACCTACTATTTCTGTAGTTTCATAACTATAAGTTATTATTTCTCCATCAGAAAATCCATGATTTTCAAATTGTATGGTGTGATCATAAGTAGATATTCCAACTGGTTTTACTCTAAGTTTTCTATTGGTGTATGTACCACCTTTTATAATTTTTATTTCACTTAGTTTATTTTTTACCTCAGTTTTAAACTTTTGAATTCCAATGTTTCCTATTGTGGTAAATCCAACAGTGTTAATTCCTGCAGAATAATCTGAAAGACTCTGATAAAGTTCAATAGTCCTATCATTGATTACTTTTGAATAATACGTTGCACCATTTACTAATGTTTTAGATTGATCTAAATCGGAACCACCAAATGTTCCAATACCAATCGAACTGAAGTTATTATTATTGTAAACAATTGCTTGTCCGTCAGTAAGGTTATGACTTTTCGTAAATGCAATTCTTTCATTAATAGAATCTAAACCACCACCACTAGAAAGTGGTCTAGCATCAAATTCAATTTCTCTAACATATTTTTCTATAACTGGTTGAAAACTTGCTCCAGACCCATTGCCACCAGTAAGTGCTACAGAAACTACAACATCTACATCAAAGTCTTGAGGATCTACATATATTTTTTCAACAGAACCAGTTATCACTGGTTGCACAAGGGCATTTCCTGTAGATAAATTTAATAGTGGAAGATTTATAACATCATATCCATTTCCTCCGTTTAAAACATCAACTTTTTCTAAAGGCCCATAATAAATTTTATCCTGAGTTTTATAACTGTATATTTCAACACCATTTTTTAATAAACCAATTCCTCCAGGAACCGTTTCATGTTTTTTATTATCACCTAAAGTTTGATTTAATT